CACTGAAGCGATCCAAGGACTGAACAGGGGCTATTCATGGGCGTGTGATCCGTGGATTTTATCGTTAGCTAGAAATATAATATGGACTTGAGCATCGAAATCTTAATAGCGGCACTCGTCACGATCGCAGCCATATTGCAGATCGTAAAGTCGATCATTGAGTTGAGAGTCGCCCATTTCAAACTCAAGAGCGAGGCTATGCCCCAAGCCCCCAATAATAGCGCGGGCAGAATTTCAATAGCCGTGAGGATTTTGAATATCTGCATAGGGCGGCTTGGTTGAGTGCCGTCCATTTTGACGACTATTTGGTTTGGGTATTGGGGATCGCCGTTTTCGGAGGTGATGCGTGTTCGTTCAGTCTTCGTTGTCATGGTTTGTGTAGATTTTTGCGCGTAATACGTGAAGTCGTGATGGTTCTCAGTCATGGCGTGGGCCGGCTATTGCGTCCTCCCCAATAAGCATGTGTGCTAAGCCGCGCGCCGCCATCTCACCGAGATGGAAACGGAGTGAGACAACTTTGATCCCTTCGCCGGTTTCAATAGGCGAAGCAATTTCCACCTCCCTCATTTCATCGTCGAATGTTGTCACGCGAATTCTTCCGTGTTGGCTTAATCTTTCTTCTTTCTTGATCGGCGCGACTTTTTGCGGCAGGGCGCATAATCCCAATGATGCATCCGGTAGAGCGGGTATTTCGCAATGTGCGGCACTCCCCCATGGGATTACTTCAAGGCTATCAATGTATTTGCTGGTCATCATAATTTCAGGCGTATCGGCAGCGATGCCGCTCAGGACTTTAGCGTTCTCCTTCCTCAACACCATCGAGCGAGTCTTGTGGATCGGTGTCAGTGAGTAGTATCTGAGCCTCACACGCACCTCTCCATGCCTCTACCTCATGCGGGTGGGTTGCGAGGTCGAATCGGTAGCCGTCGCGGACTGCGTAGCCTCGTATGGCATAGAGAGTGCGGGCGAGTGCGTTGGTTTGGTCGATTATTTCTTGATCTGATCTCATGTTATTTTGTAATTATTGGTTGCGGGACTGGCTCCACTGTTGTGCAAAAAATCGACGCGCATCATACATCGGAGGATTTCGGCGGCGACTTGCGGGACGATTGCGTTGCCCGCGCCTTTGGTGGCATCTCGCACCATCTGGACGGATAGCCCATCGCTCGCCCGTATGCTTCCCCTACATCCTGCCAGTTGTGTCCACGTTTCAGCAATTCCGTGGCAAGACTCGGTGTGTGGCGTGCCCGCGCTGAGAGATACGCCGCTGTTCGGCTGATGTCCTTCCCGTCCCTCGCGTTTGGCGTGGGCAATGATCCAGAGTCTGTCTCTGCGGTGTCCGGCACCCACGGCACAAGCCGGAATAATGGTCGCCCCTGCGGAGTAGCCGAGGGACTCCAGGTCAGACAGAACTTCATCGAGCCCCATCGTGACATGCCCAGCAACATTCTCACAGAGCACCATGCGGGGTCTTGCGTCCGCAATAATTTCGCGCATGACAGGCCAGAGGTGACGGTCATCCGCTTCGCCTCTTCTGAGGCCGGCCACACTGAAAGGCTGGCAAGGGTATCCTCCGGTAATAATGTCGATTGTTCCATATTTTTTCGGGTTGAGAGTTTTTACGTCGTTGTGGATTGGCACGCCTGGAAAGTTCTTAGCCAGGACTTGCCGCGCCCATGGGTCTATCTCGCAGAATGCGGCGGTCTTGATTCCCCCCACCCATTGGCAAGCGAGGGCAAATCCTCCGATCCCTGAGAATAAATCCAGATGCATAACGAGACGCTGGATAGAATGCCGAGGAGCGTCTTGCGCGAGTAAGGGCGTTAATTGGTCTTTGGTGGTTCTTGGGCGTTCGGACATATGGCGCACGGAATGCAGGATTCTGTGAGTAAACACATTTCTGGAAGTCGACAGTTACCGGGCATTGGTTTATTTTTAGGCAGCTTTCCTGTGTTGTAAAATTTCTGCACGTCGTCGGGCGGTTGTTCGGTGATTTCTGTCTTCATATTTTGCAGAGTCTTGAGTATTCGGCGATTAATGCCGCGTCGATCATGCCGTCGTGAGGGACGGTGCAGCGCGGTGATTTGAGCCATGTTTCCTCTGGCCATAGCTGGCGAGCTTTGGCTAGGGCGGCGGGTTTAGTATCGCCCTTTTTGCAGCCGGCTAGCATTTTTTTCTGCCATGTCTGCGGGGGGATTCGGTGATGTCGGATCCGGCGGGATTCCAAAACGCCCCGGATCGCCCCGTAGCTGTCCCACATGGAGCAGAGGGCTTGCGCTCCAGGGGAGTGCTTGCCGGGTGTCTCCAGCGTTACGAAGATACGGTCGCTCAAGCTCAATTCATGGAGGTAATCCCAAACGGCCTCAGCGTCCACTTCGTTGCCTTTGCTTTTGTTGCGCGTCGGCATGGGGTATGCGGCGACTGGCGCGACTCCCGCACAGTCAGAGAGGGCGACGATGCCGCCCGTGAGGCCGTTGTCTATGCCTATGTAAATGCTCATTGTGCGGCCTCCTTTTCGATGGCCTCGAATTTGAGCTGGTTTGGGTCTGGGATTTGCTCCACAAGCGTTGACTGATAGCTACCGGTAAAGCTCAGCTTGGTGGAGATGGTGTTTTTCTCCAAGTCCACTGCGGCGGCGATGGAGAGTTTGAGGGGAGGCATGGGTTTTTCATTGGTGTTTGCCTCCTCGATGTTCTCTTGCCATGCGGCGAGAATATCGGCCTCGCGCTCATAGATGAGCTCTTTGGTCTGGCTGAGGATGCTATCGGCGAAGGTTTGGAATCGGTCGTTTGTGATGTGACTCATGATGTTAAATGATGGATTCAGCTGTTTGTTTTTTGGGAATGAGTTTTGACCGGACGGCGGTAATCTCAGCCGCATAGGCGCGGACAAAGTCGTCTTGTGCGGCGCGGACTTTGTCGGTGAAGTCGTCCCATTGGACGGTGAGGAGCAAAGGCTCTAGCTCGGGAAAGTAGGACATGAAGTGCCATATTCTAAGTCCCGTGACGGCCATGCTCCAGTGGATTTGTAGCTTGTACGAGTCTGGTAAGACCCCCTCCATGACGTAGGTCACATGGGTGTCCACCTGCGGACATTTGATTTCTAGGCCTGCCACGTATTCGCCATCCCACATAAGGAGCCCATCAGGACTGCAGCCGATAGGTGCGCCATCGGCTCGCTGGCAAAATCCGACCTCTTCTACCTCCCATCCTGTGCGTGCGGCAAAGGCGGCTCGGGCGTGTGGTTCCTGCTCATTTCCCCAATCCGTGAATTTGTTCCCTGTCCATTCCTGCGGATCGTCCATGAAGGTTTCACGGGCGAGTTTGCGCATGTAGGCAATGGCTTGGGCGGATGGCTTGCCTGTGGCGGTGAAGATTTTAGATGCCTCGGAGGCAGTGGCGCGGCCTTTGCGGATTTGAACCCATGCTTCGCTCCCTTGTCGCATTTTCTCATGGACGATCATTTCCCGCCCTCCTCGGTTTCTGCTTCGATTACTTCAAAATCTTCAATCTCGAACGTGCCAGCCTTCGCGGTTTCTGCCACGGTGATGCGGATCGGGGTCTTGAAGTCCAGCGATTCAAAGGATGTTGCTAGCGTTTTGGAAAATGTGACAAACTCCACGTCTTTTGTCGCGATTCTGACTGTGACTTTCCAGAAGGCTTTGCCATCATCGCTTTGGAGTGCTTTTAGTTGCCAGTATTTGCCATCGCGATGGTAGCGTGGTTTTTTCTGACGGCCTTGCGGCTCTGCTTTTGCGGGGTTTGCTGGCACGTCCGGCTCTGGCGGAAGCTCTGGCTGAGCGAATGGCTCAATCTGAGCGGTGCGGAGGCGGCTTTGTGTCGGGGTGACGTTGCGAGGCTCTGAAATATCGCGTGCCTCGTCCTCGTCCTGAATGCCACCGATGCCGAAAGCGACGCGGACGCACTGGATGATTGCCTTGTTGCGAAGCATACGGCGCGGCATTTGAGACCAAGGGTCCGTATTGCGTTTGCACTCCTCGAAATACTCGGTGATTTTGATGGGGCGGCTGCGGTCTTTGAGGAAAATTTCACAGGTAGCATGAGTTGGCGTTTTCCCTTCGCCATAGACTTCAACTTCCATGCCGTCAAAGTTCGGCTGACGGTTGGCGATTTTCAGCCAACCATCTACTCCCACCATCGGAGCGATGCCGCCGCCTTTTTTTGGGAAGGCGTAAAGCTCTTTGAGCAGTGGGTTCAGCTCGTAGGTGTTTGCAGTCACCACGAGGGCTAGCATTTCATCGTCCGTCGCGCCCTTAAAAACGGTGTTTTTGAGAGTCTCATGGAGCTTGGCGGGATCGACTTGGCAGCGTTGCGCCATGAGGGCGAGGGCAGACATTGGTTGAGTGGTAATAATTTCAGTAGACATATTTTTCAAAAATTAAAGCGGTGGTAAGAGGTAGCTGCGGACAAGGATGCCCTCGCCCTTAGCTGGTGCGAATTTATCGAGCTGGTGGCAAAGCGAGCGGAGGAAGAGATGCTCCCGCCCGTCTCTCGGGAAAACGAGGTGAAAAAAACCCTCTTGCTCCTCTTCACGGTAGAGTGTCTGGTATTTGACTGGGTAGCTTTTGACGACGCGCGGGTATTTAAAAGCTATCCGTGCGGGAAACATGGCGTGCGTTTGTTTTTTGAGTGTAATCATTGGTGCTGGTTGGTGGTGAGATTTTAAAGGTGCATTTGGCGTTTGAAGGCCAGCTTATAGAGGTGCATCAGGTGGCGGCTCTCGCTCTCATGGTGGAGCAGGCAGGCTAGGGATAATATTGCCCCTAGTATTGCCACTAAGATTCCGAGCCCTGATTGATTTTGATAGGCAATCGCGGCGGCAAACATCATCCCTATGAGGGCGATGGTGAAAAATAGCATCCAGCTCGCATGGTAGCGGGCGAGATTAAGAATGCGGTCTGCGCGTGGGGTGGTCATGGTCTTAGGCTTTCTTTTTTGGTTGGGCTTCATAGGTCTCCATCAGGTGGATCGGCACTGAGCCGTCGCTGTATTTTCCAAACTCGATTTTATCGATCAGGGAGAGGGCGTAGCGGTTGAGCTCCTCATTCACGGCGGCATGTTTCTTACGCTCTGCATTGGCGGCGGCGAGCGCGGCCTTGTAGGTGGCTGGGGCCTCAAAAAGCTCGGTGCAATTGGCCGTGATGGAGTAATAAAAATTGCCGCTCTCGATCATTTGCCTGAAAAGCGCGGTGATCGCTTTGGCTGGCTTTAGCTTCGCTGTGCCGGCAATGATCGCCTTTTTGATGTGGTCTTTTAGCGATGGCTCTTCGCATAGGGTTTTCGGCTCTTTGCTTTTAACGATGGATAGGATGCGCTGGGCGGTGTATTGTCTTTGCTGTTTGTTCATTGCTGGTTGTTAGTTGCTGGTTGTTAGTTGCTGGTTGTTAGTTGCTGGTTGCGTCCCGAAAAAAAGACGAATACGCAACTAACGCAAGATAAAAATTGCTAATTCGTCATTTTTTTTTAAATTGGTTGCGAAATGAACGGATTTACAGAAGTTACAGCCGAAAATTTGAAGGCTTTGCGCACCCATAATGGACTCAGGCAGGAAGATATTGCCGAAATTTTGGGACTCGAAAAATACAGCATATCCCGACTCGAAAACGGCACTCGCGCCCTATCATCCGCGGAGAAAATCATCCTCGATTGGCATTTTTTCGGGATTATCCCTGCCAGCGTCGCCGCGAGGGCGTATCCGCCGCACAGTGGACCACTGGCCGCACTCGCTCCTATCTAGCATACGAGGCGAGCCGGTAACGTCGGGTATTTCCCTTTTTAAGGCTCCTACTATGTTTTCAGTAGGAGCTTTTTTTGCATTTTTACGCACATTTTCTCACCTACTTCGTACCTAGTAGGAAAAATAATTCCCTTATAGAATAAGGCTTCTAGAACTTTTTTCACTTTATCTGAAAAAAGACGTGGACAAAAATCAATCTCCATGCCATTGTCTTCCCAGTTGCAAGACGCAACGCCAACACCAAACTAAAAAAAGAAAAATACGACAATGAAAATCTGGGAAGAAAAAATACACGCTGCAAATCTTGGCCTGCAAATCCTAGCTCAAGGAGACGGGTTCAGGGCCGCAATGGAGCAAGCCGGACTTACCTGTGACGCAAGCTTCTTTGCTCCGGCAATCGATAACGATAAAGACGCTGAGATTGCTTTGCTCAAAGTGCTGACAGCTAACCAACACGGGCTAATCAACGAGCTGTCCAAATAAATCCAAAAATAGCAGCCCGGAGCAATCCGGGCTGCATCTTATAAAAAAGAAAAAGAAAAAACGCGAAAATGGAAATCCTGAATACCACCACCAACGAAATCGTAACCCTCATCTATGCGCCAACTGGATGCGATTGCCTCGCCGATCTCATCGAGGGCACACAAATCCATTACAACCAGGAAGAAGAGCGCTACGAAGCACCTGCCACGGAAATCCAGTTGTACCAGAACTGGATCGCGGATACCGAACTGGGCGACGAGCTGGAGGCCGAACTGGCCGAAAAGCTCGGTAATAAAATGGCCGCTTCTGAGGTCTCCATTGAGGCCGCATCGGGAGTAGAGTTTGCCGACCAGCCCGCCGCTCGGATCGAAGCACTACAAGAAGCACTCAACGCATGAGCTTCGCCGCCAGCAAAACAACGCGAGGCGGCAAACGCGCTGGGGCCGGCCGAAAGGCTGGCTCTGGCCATGGGCGCACGGTGGTATCATCTAGCATCACCCTCACCCCTGAGCAGTGGGTAAAACTCGATGCCATACGAGGCGAGCAAACCCGCTCCAAATGGATCGCGGCGAAAATAGCAGAGGAGCAACACCCCCAACCATGAAAGCGGAAAACAACAACGAGAACGCGGCGGGCAGCGATTACCAGGAGCGTCTTGTCCGGCGTTGCACGGCCTATAATGCCTTGCACGCGACCGAGTTTACACCCTCAACCTATGACGAAGAAAGGACGCGAGTTCCCCGCATGATTGCGTGGGATGAAGGATGGGAGGCTTGCGAATCAAGCTCGACTACGCCGGCAAGGCAGCAACTGGATCGCGGATATCCCCACAGACAAAACAATCCTCAACAAAACAAAATGACTGACACCCCAGATATAAACGCCATGGCGGATATCCGCCTCCACAACGCCGAGTGGATGGCATTAGCGAAATGGCTCAAACGCGAGCGGGACGAGGCGCGGGAGCAGTTAGCCGCCGCCCGTGCCGAGATTGATGATCTTAAGGGGGGGGGGGCGAAAAAATATGAGAATCTCGCAAAATAAATGTTGACGCGCTACTAGTTTTCTAGTTAGTCGGCGGCCTCGGCTTCTACGTTTGTGAGCCATCCTGAGCGGCTGACGGTGTGGCGAACTATTACCACTTTCCATCGGCCTGAAATGCCTGTGCGGAATCGGGCGAGATTTAGGTGCATCCCTGCGATGATTTCGATGCGCCCGGGCATGGTTAGCTCTAGCGATGCCTTTGCGCGTTGAATGCGCTTGGCTGTGCTTTTCGCGGAGGCCTTCGCGGTCTCAATGTCGCCGCCTGAGTCGGCAAGTATCCGCTCGTAGTAAGCGTCAAGCTGCTCGCCGCTCAACCCCTCTGCTGGTTCCGAGAATTTTCCGGTGTCGCTCATTATTGGCCAAATTGTGGATTCAGTACATCAACATCTACGGACTCAGACTCGCCCGTCTGATAGTTGTGAACGCGCGCTTTGACTTTGGTGACTCCTTGGATTTTGCCTCCGATGCGTGAGCGGTAGCTGGTAATTTCGCTAGGGGTCACGGTGAGGGCGAATGTCTTGCCGCTTGTCGTTTTACCTCCCTCTTCTGCGGAGAGAATTAGCCGTCCTTCTGCGGGTTTCAGAATTCCGCCATAGCGTCGGGCGATCCGAACTAGGAGGTTTGCGTCGCTCTCGTTGAGCTGGTCGATATGCGGGATTAAAACATTCTTGAGCGTGTTATCGACCACCGGAGTCAGTCCGCATTCGGCCGCGATTGTCTCGACGATCTCGCCGATGGTCTTCCCGTCCCATGAGCGGGTTTTTTTTCCTAAAAATGATGCATCGCCTCCTGAGCCATTGACGAATGGAGTGGAGCTGCCCGTGATGGTGATGATGTCGGGTGGCCCCTCAATGCCAACCTCGTCCACGATGAATGTGCCGATCTTAGAGTTGTCGCCATTCCACCCTAGTGAGACCTCCAGCCGCGCCCCGCTCTTTGGCAATGCGAGGCTTTGAGTGGTATCTTCTAGGACGATGGTGATGCCATCGCTGGTTTCGTCAACCGTGTCGGTGATGTCCATTGATACGAGCCTGCGCGTGATTTCGCCGCTTATGTCTAGCCCGTTGGCGATGATGGAAAAGCTCGGCCTCATTCTAGTCCCATAGTTTGGTGATGGTTTTTGCTGCTTGCTCTGTCACCCGTTCAGGGAGCGTGATGGTTATGCCGGCAGGGAGAATATGCCCGTAATCGGCAAGGCTGATTTCTCGGTTTGCTTCTAGCACCAGTTCTACGATTCCGGCCTCGGTGTCGCCGTAGAAACGGAAAACAACGTCATCGAGAATGTCATTTTGTTTGGTGAGGTAATAGGTCATCCGAATAGTGAGATTGCGCGTGAAACTTTGGTTAACACTCCAAAAACTCCTGTGCCGTCCCCGTATTTTTTGAGGGTTAGGCTGAATGAAATGAGCTTCGGGTATCCGTCCTTGAAATGATTTTTTCCTGTCTCTTCGAGCTGCTCAATCACCCAAAGGCCATGGATGCGGCCTGTCCCGTCAACTAGTGGGAGAGCGATGCCTATGCCTGCCAGCTCGCGCATTCTGGATATTTGTTCGACTCCACCAGAGAAGCCAGGCACGAGCCTGCCAGTGAGCGTCATGGTTTCGTTTTGTGGCCCCGTGTATTGCAGCGCAGGGGCGAGGCCGATCCTATCCACGGCCTGCCAGTCCCATGAGGATGAGCGCGTGATTTCATCCGGCGCGGCGGTTTGCACCGAAAAACGGAATGGACCCAGTATCATTAGTGTGCTGTTCATTTGGCTCCTTGGAGGTCGTAGAGTGGTTTGCGTTGGATTTCGCGGCGGATACCCTGCCCGATTGCTTGTCCGTCCGCTCCGGGGGCGTTGACGTTGATATTAAAATTGTTCGTTCGAGCGCCAGCGGCGGAAATGAAGTTTTGCAAGTCTGCTTGGCTGGCTTGCGCCTGCGGTTTCACTCCTAGCGACTGAGTCGGCAAGCCTCCCCCTGCTAGGCTTTGGACTGTCCCCATTGGCCGCGCTGTCATGTAGCTCGGGATGTCTCTGCCCACGCCTGCGGGTTTATCAAAGAAGCCCCCCAAGCCTGTGAGCTTCCCGATAGACTCAATGAATCCACGGATTTTTTCGCCTAGCATATCGAACTTGTCGCTGATCCAGTTCACCGCTTTTTCGACGGCTGTTCTCACTGTCTCCATGGTTTCTGGAAACATGCGCCCCAAGATGTCCATGGGGCCACCCGGATCAACCAGCGAATAAATGACAAGGCCGATTCCTGTGATGGCCGCTCCTACCCATGCGACGGGGCCAAGTCCAGCCACCCATGCAGGGGCGAGAGAGTAAAGCACCCTTGTAAGGCTGATAAGCCCACCTGCAAGCTGCCCTACAGCAACGATTGTTGGGGCGAAGTTCAGCGCGACAATTGCGATTCCAAGATTCTTCCATCCTCCAAGAAATTCCTGAGTTGCATCAATCGCTCCCCAGATTTCTTTAGCTATCTTGCTAATTTCTTTGCCGGTATCAATCATCCATTTGCCGGTATCATTTGCCCACTTTTTGAGAGTGCCGTCCTTTGACCATCCTTCAATTTTCTTCAAAAGATCCCCAAGCTGTATTTTCAGAATCTCAAATGGCCCCGACTGCATCGTCATGTAAGCAAATCTTGCCCACGAATCTTTCATGTTTGAAATCATGCCGTTCCATGTGCGCGACTGCTCATCCATCGCCCCCTTGTATTTGGAGTTCCATATGGCAAGCAAAGTCGATTTTATGATCGCTTGATTATTTTCGTCAGCACTAGCCCTAAGTTGCTTGCCTTTTTTGTCTGTCCATGTATAAAATATCTTTCCGCCTTCTTTTTTAGCCTTAATTCCAAACTCCTTGAGCCTCTCGTTTTCCCCGGTGGTAGCGTCTGCGATAGCTTCAACAGCATCCATCACGTCTTTTCCCATTGCTGAAGCTGTATCTCCTAAAATTCTCAGTGATTCTCCTCTTATTGGGTCAATCCCGTAAGCTCTGAGCCTAACAAACGCATCTGTTACTTGTTGTAATTCAAAAGGAGTTTTTTGGGCGAAGTCTTGCACCCACGAAAATGCCTGATTCGCTTTTTCTTGTGATCCTTCTACTGTTTTCAGTATTGTCAGGGACTTTTCAAATGCCGCAGTAACGTCTAGCATATTTTTAGCAATTCCAAGTCCAGCCGCGCCAACTATTCCACCTGCCACTCCAGCGCGCCCAAGGTCTTTTCCAAATGTGCTGCCTATTCCTCGTAAACTTTTGCCAATGTCAAATTTCGCAACAGATCGGAGCTTGGTAAGCCCTCGCTCTGTCTTGCTAATTTCTCGCCGTAATTCTTCAAGCTTCGCCGCATATTCTCCCGTGCCTTTGCTCGCGTCTTTGTAGGCGGCGCGGAGCTTTTTGAGCGTGCTTTCCTGCTCCTTGATCTTGCCTTTGATGTTGCCAAAGACACGCCCAACCGTCGAGGACATGATTGCGCCGATTTTAAAATTTGCAGAATAGTTTTTTACAGGCATTAGGATCGAGAGTTAGGCATCAGAAGCACCCACTCGGCAAATTCGTCGGTGGGCATTTCTGAGATTTCGTTAAGCGTCCAACTGGTGTAATTGGCGAGAGCAAGGACGGCACGCATCGCGTCGTCCCGCTCTAACCAAAAAAACCCGCAAGGATATCTTGGATGGCTTTGTAGTCTTCGAGGTCAAGCTCCCCTATGGCGGCGGGTGGTAGCCCTGCGAGCGTGGCGATTAGCGCAATCTCTTGCTCTGAATCGTCTTTGCTCCCTTTTTTCGCCTTGGTAACGTCTGCCACTTTCGGGCGGCGAATTTGGATTTCCTCCAATGTGCCGCCCTCAAAAGAAAACGGGTGCTTTAGTGTGATGGTTTCCATTGTTTAGAGTCCGATTGCTTTGCGTTGCTCTGCGAGGCGGTCAACGCCTCCGATGATTCGCTTCATGTTGATGACGTCGATGTCGTGGATCGTATCGCCTGCGAGGGTGTAGGAATACGCGATGAGCGGGACGCGGTACGTCTTCGCTGCCTTCGATGCTCCGGCTGCTGCGTCGGTCTCAATGGAGTGGATTTTGCCAGTCATTTTGATGACGGCGGCTTTCACTAGGCCATCTAGCGATTCAACCGCGCCTCGGAATGTGAGGTTGATCGCGCTAGGAGAGCTCAAGAGCTTGTCCACGTTCTCGTCGAATTTGGAGAGCTTGAAGGTCGCCTCTAGTTTTTCCATGCCCATGTCGATCTCGATTGGCGCGTCCATGCCGCCTGCGCGGTAGTCCTCGCCGACGATGTTTAGGGATGGGAGTTGCACCTCGTCGATGTTGCCGGCGAAGTTTCGCCCGTCCACGTAGAGGTTAAAATTTTTTAAGATGTTTGCTGCTGCGCTCATATTTTTATTCGGTTAATTCGCTAAGATAATCGTTTGTAAGGATTGATGTGAAGGTGACGGTTTGCGCGGGATAAGGCGGCGTAAAGTCAAAGGAGAAATACACTTTACCCAGTGCGATGTTTGCGGGAGTGTTGAGCGTATCGTTTGGCCAGCATCTGCCGCCAAGGATCGCTTGCTTCGCTGTCAAATCTTTTAGGAAAGCATTGACTCCATCGGCCACGTCTTCGAGGTAGGTCTTAGTGATGTTTCGATCCACCGCCCAAAGGTGATTTTGGAGGATGGAATCATTGATGATGTCGGCGGTGCGGCGAACGCTCAAAAACTGCCATTTCGGATCTACTGCTTTTGTGAGATTGCCCCACACCCTGAATCCTGATTGGCGGATGAACGTGGTGACACAGCCTTCGTTCAGGATGTTGGCAAGGCTGGTCGTGTCGCCTAGCGCAAAATCAACGGGGTGATCGAGGGAGTTGATGCCGAATATCTCAGTGTTTGACGGGCTCCACCAAAAACCACGGTCATTGTCGGATTTGGCAAGTGCGCCTGCTGCATACGGTGCCGGGTCTTCGCCTGCATTCACAAATGGCCAGAGTGCCATGACGCGCTCGTTTCCGTTTGCGTTGACAAATGTTGTCGCTGCGGTCGCGGTCGCTGCTGTTGCCGTAGGGATGCCGACAAACGCAATCGCACGGCATGAGTTGCAAACCGATTTCACGTCAGTGATGTGCGTCGCTGCGTTTTCGGCGATGATGATGCGTGGCGTGTAGCCTAGCACGGTCTGCGCTTTCTTGAGGGCATAAACCCCTGTATAAGTTCCCGCGTTTCCTGAAACGGTAGTGGTGCGGACAACGGCCACAACCGCGCCTGCTTGTTTAAAGATCGCCGATAATGCTTTGCCGAGATAAGTGTTCACGCCTATCTTTTCGATCATCGAAGGCGATGTGACTAGTGTAGGGGTATCGAGCGGGAATGGGTCGTCTAACCCACCGGATAGATATGTGTCTTCATGTTCTGGGTAAAGAGAGCTAAGACTGATGCTGCCAAAATTTAGACTAAAAGGAATTGATCCTTCCATCGAAATCAATGGTTGAATCTGTGCATTTGCCCCTAGAGCGGTTTGCATTTGACCGACTGTCGTGGTCGCCACCCCGGTTGAGGATGTTGCGAGAGTGATTTCAATCTTTTTAAATCCACTGTCTAGGTCAACTAATCGAACATCCAAAGGAATGTTGTTGCCGTTGCCCTTCTTCGATTCAATGATAATTTTATTCCCTCTAGCACCAAGTCCAGGCTTCGCGACATAATAGAACAATATGCCATTGCTATTGCTGATTGGGGCATATGCTGGCACGTCACTACTCACACCAGACCCGACAAGGCCAATGACAGAGCTAGGGACAGCGCGAATTGGTCTCGCGCCCGTATCGACTTCTAGGAGTTTTACTCCGTGTAAAAATGTTTCAGACATATTCTTTCTTTCGTTTTAGTTGTTTTTGTTGTTCATTTGCACATTAAAAATTTCTCTTGGCTTTAATGCAAAGCATCAGCGCGACGTTGCGAGGGCGGGTTTCGTTGCCTCCTGTGGAGGAGGAGCTGAATGAAGGGATGTCAACAATATGACTGTGAGAGCCGATTTGTGTGCCGCTATTAAGATATTGATCGCCGCCGTCTTGGAATGGATCATAACGAATCCCACCGCCTTGGCCTCCGTTGATGCCTCCGTTGTCGCTTGTTGACGCAGAAGGCGGATCAATAACATGGCTGTGAGCTTTAAGTTGATCCGCCTGCGCTGATAGCAGCGTCCGGCCTACGTCCACTCCGCGCCCACCGTCCCATCCTCGGATGAACTCACCGCGCAAATCAGGAACGTTGAATGTCGTCGCTCCATTGCCAGAAGATGCTGGTGATCCGAGATAAGCAAAAAGCTCTGAGTATTCGGTTCTCGAAACCTCTTGCCCGTTCGCAAACAGCCATGTTGGTGGAACTGAGGAAGCGGCAAAGGCACCCACAAAGCCAATCGGCATATTATCACCACTTGTGCGCGTGTCCACATAGCTCTTATTGGCGGCGTGAAGCGGCGAAGTCGGCAAGCCTGAAAGCGTTAGGAATCCCGTCATGATGTCGCCAGCCTTACGAATGTATCGCTGCGCTGTTCTTAGCGGGGTCATGATGCGCTGGTTGTCCGTCCCGTCGATTGCCTCTTGATCGGTGGCGATTTCTGCCACGCCTTTGACCGTCTCGGTTGCTGGTGGATACTCAAAGGAGGTATCCCCCACCGTGATCGATCCTGCAGGAACCCCTGAAATGACAAGATCGGCTGCAATCAATGCAACTGTCCCTGCCCCTTTGGTGATGATTGGATCCGCTTGCGAATAAACCGCGACAAGGATGTCGCTCGCGGTGAAAAGCCCTACCTCGCGGACTGTGTAGGTATCGGACGAACTATCGTTTGCGGTGACATGTATTGTATCGGCGGCGACAACTCCGCCGCTTGTCGCTGTGAGCTTTTTGATCTCCGTTTGCAGGGCGGTTGCCTCTGTCGTAGGAGCCCACGCTGCTGAGCCAAACCCTACCTTGGTGATAGTGATCGGATTCGCGCCCGTGTTGTTTGCGTTGACGATTGCGGCCTTCCCAGCGTCGGTGAGTATAAATTCAAGTGGCATGTCAATAATTAGTTCGCCCATCTAGGCGTGTGAAAACTGTGGGGCGTAGAATGCTGACGACTCCGATTTGCATCGAGCCAGCAACGCCAAACTCGATTTCGTAATGAGAGCGGAGCGGCTTCGTTCGGTTGATCTCGTTAATCATAAACGCCTGTGCCTCAAGAGACGCATCTTGCGCAACTATCTGAATTCTGAACGTGTGCGGATCGCCTGCTGGTGTGCGGTCGAACCATTCCTGAATGTTGACGGCCACGCCTATCGAATTGAGCGCGTCCGTCACCGCTTGGCGCGTGCCTTTTGATCTCGCTGTGGAAATGGCGGATTTTATCACTGCCCGTTTTTTGAACTCAGGCCAGTTCGTATCCCATGTGTCCACACTCATTGCCCATGCGAGCCATGGCAGAATATGCAATGGGCATGTCTCAGGATTCCAGAGACTTTTGAGAGGGGATGGAACGGCGGAAACTCTCCCCGCGCTCATTGCTAAAGCTCGCTCTTCCTTTGTCGCAGATGGTGGCAATAGGTCATTCATCGGCTGACTGGCTGGTTAGGGTGATGCCAGTGCAATGCGCGTATTGAGTGGCATTGATGACGACATTGGAGGCGGGACTGGTAAGGACAACTCGTTGCACCCCCGGCTGGTGAAGTGCCGCGTAAATCCCTGAAAGCGTAACGTCAAAGCCCACTCTGCGCACTGAGGCGATATAGGTATTGAGCGCAGTGGTTGCCGCCGCTTGCACAACGGCAGAATCGGGGCCGATGTAGGTGTAAATCTCCGCAGTGACGGCATAGTCAACCTTTGCCGCTGCCTGAACGGTGACTAGATCTGTGATCGGTCTGATGGACGTTGCATTGAGCGCGGCGGAAACTTTATTGAGAAGTTCGGTTGTAGGGATTCCGTTTCCAACTCTTGAAAGCACGGAAATAAGAACTTCCCCCGCGCTTGGCGATGTCGCGGTAACATCAAGCACGTCGGCATCGGCGGAGAGAGAATGAAAAATGTAAGCTCCTTCTGGGCCAGCTACGCTGAACCCTTCAAGGCTGAGCTGGATGCGGCGGCGAAATTCTTTATCCGTCTCCATCACCGCTGCCACGGGTGGAACGGCTGCTGGATTTGCTGGCGTGATCGTAAATCGAGCAACTCCAAACAACGCCCCGATCTGGTCAAGGTCTGCGCCGACGGCATAGGCAAGCATTGTCGCGCGTGCTGCATCGTTTACTCGCTGGCGAACGATTAGCTCGCGATAGGCGCATACCTCCAAGATTTTATAGGCTGGGTCTGATTCTACCAAAGCCGAAAAAGCAGGATCGCGTGCCTGAAGATCGGCGAGCATAGCGGCAAGGATGCTTTCAAAGCTCAGTGACTCCACCACGTTCGGGGCGGGTAGCGTTGAAAGATCAATCTGTGTGAAGCTGCTCATATTAGTTCAAAACGATTCCGTCCAAAAAAACCTCTTCGCCCGTTGGAAGGTAAACCGATTCTAGGTCGATTAAGACTTGCCCATCATTGTATTTGCTCGCGTAAGCTTGGACTTTTAGCACTCTGATTCTTGGTTCCCATCTACTCAGTGCCTCGGCCGTAGCAGCGAACATTTCGACAAGCGTTTGCTGGTTTAGTGGGTTGTCGATTAAGTCAAAAAGCCTTGATCCATACTCACGGCGCATCACGCGAGAGCCGATGGGAGTGGTGAGGATGTCACGGATAGATTGGCGCAGATGGGCTATGCCATCCAAAGCCTTGCCAGTCTTCGCGTCCGTGCCTCGCATCCTTTACACTATGGGAAAACAATGATTTTACGTCGAGCGGGGTTTTGTCCTTTTCTAGCTCGGCACTGAAGTCTGCGCTCCGCCTGCTTGCACCCCACCGTGCGTGTGAGTTTTTAATGAAATCGCTCCCGCCTTCACGTCTCCCGTTACTTCGATGTCGCCGTTCAGCGTGATTTTTCCGTTAGCGAAGACCATGCTTGAGCCTCCCACTCTGATTTCAAAACTTCCCCCTGCGGGAACTTCCAGCACGTAAGATCCTGACGCGCTCGCTGGTGCTGCGTTTGTTCCGGTGTAGATTGAGCCCGGCATGATGAAGCCTGACTCCACGTCTCCCATTGGCGAGCAAACGCAAACTTGCTCCCCCACCGAGGGCGGATTCCAGTCTTTCACCGCTCCCGCTCTGCCTGTCATCCACGGTAGCCATGCTGTCGTCGCCCCCTGAAATTGGACTTTGACGCGCCCAGTCGAGAGATTTACTTCTGAGATTTTCCCAATCCTGACAATGTTCCCAAGCCGCCTTTGTAGTTCTCCAATTTCCGCGCTCATGTTTGTCTGCAATCGCAGTTTGTGATTTCTAGCGGTGCGCTGATTGCTGCTGCCACTCCACTTGATACAAAGACCTCATCGGGCGTTGGCGATGGGTTCCCATTCGCGTCGAGGAGTTGATCTGCCTCCCAAACGTCAATCCCTAGAAATGCAGCGTGTGAAAACTCCACGCGCATCACCTCATAGTCATCCTCACGCCCTGCGATTTTATCGGGGGAGGCTCCTGAAACCGCCGCCGCTCCTACCGCCGCCCCCCACCGTTGCCCGTTTATGTAGGCAAGCACCGAAGCCGCTAAGGATTTGATCGTCTGCTTCTTTCCTGATTTGTAATCCAGCACCACGTAGGCATTAAAGTTCAACGTCACTGCCGTTTGCTCCGTGCCTACGTCGTCAGGGTCGTCAACCTGTATGTCCTCAAGATCGAGTAAAATGGCAGGCGTTGCGATAGCCTCACCCGGGCGCGGGTAGAAGCTTACCTTTGCCGTTGGAAATTGTGACTTCAGCCCCGCAAGAATCTTGCTGTGAAGCTCGTCTATGTTGACTGCTTGTTGGCTCATTTTCTTGCGATGTTCAGGCTTCCTGCGATGGCTTGAGAGTCTCCTTTTTCACGTCCCGAAACTTTGTCCAGAGCGAGAAAGAATAACTCCACAAACTTCTCTGCAACTTGCGTTTCAAAGCGGCTCAGATACTCGCTCCCTTTGTCATTTATGCTGTGTGAAATTTGAGCCAAAGGCGTGCGAGCTTTACCTACCCGTTGAAAAGCATGGCCGCCAAGAGCGGGGGAAATGAATCCGCCCCGATAGGTTGCGCCTCTTGCGCGGACTCCTTTTTTTTGCTGCCTTGCGCCAAGATATTTGACGCTGATGGCATTGAGCCCATACCAAAGGCGAGCGGTGGAAAATCCTTTTACTGACTGATATTGAAACTTCACGCGAAGCCCCTGTCTCAGTATTTTCAAAGGCGTGTTCGTAGCTTTTGCAAGACCTCTCGCCCCTTCTCGGTTTGCCCATTGCCCTGTCTGCCTAACGGCTGTTCGCAAGGCCGATTTCATATCTTTCTGAAGCACTCCAAGGAGGTTTTTCACCTTGTCCCAGTCGTCGAAAACGAACAAGGCCAGCATGTTCTGTGCTGCGGCTGGCTCAAATTGATTTCCTTCGATGCTCATAATTCATGCGCTAGCTGGACTATCGAAAAGCCCGTGCCGTCTGGCTGGATTTGCGTCACTGAATATGCCTGCCCTCTCACGTCAACCATTGCCTCGCGTGGCACATTCGCCACGTCGGAGGCAAGGCATGTCAAGCGGGGTGCTGTGGTATCAAGAATCGTTTCGCCGATGTTTGTATCGGTAAAGCTATTATCAAAAATACCTTTGCAAACAACCTGCTCGCGCCCGTTGTCTCCATGCCAAACAAAGACGATCTCCTCGTCTTCGGAAAAGTCTCGCATGAATACGCTTAGCGGGTCGCGAATCATTTTTTCTTTGGCTGCTTTGGCTCGGTTTCCACTTCCTCAGCGACTAAGTCCGCTCTGCCGTTGCCGACAAGCTCAAGTCCTAGACGTTCAGAAACCTCCAAGACCGTTCCCGCCTCAGTGTGCGATCCTTCGATGCCGATGTTTTTGAGTAATTTGATTTTCATGGTGATTTGATAAAAAAAGGGCAGGCAGTTTCCCGCCTGCCCTTGGTTGTGTTATGCGTTACGGAAGAGCGCGAAGGACTCCGGACGGCGGACTGCGTAGTCGACATCTTGGAAGTTGGTGATGCGGATTCTACCTTTATCGCTGTGGGTGTATGGATCGACTGTTACGTCGAGGCCACCCCACATTCCGAGCAGGAAGTCGCTCCAATTTCCGAAGAAGACGTCGCTTGCTCCCACTACGTTGGAAACCTGTGTGCCATAGCCGTTTACGGTATCGCCCGGCTCCCAGATTGTGCCGTCATTACCATCGGCAAACTTGCGAGTGGTTTTGAAACGGCCACGGATGCCAGCGTTGAACGCATAGGCCATGGAAGGCACGTCTGCGTTGTCCAGAGAGATTTGAGTCTCCATGTTCACGATTTCAGAGAAGATCGGAGAGTTTGCTGTAGCCCATGTGCCGGTATTGATACCAGAAGTGCCAGCAAGTCCAAGCGGTTGATTGCTTGCGCCTGTGCCATAAAGACCTGCGCGATCCATCTCCAAAGCCATCACGCGAGCAAGATCGGCGCGAAGCAATGCCTCAACACCAAGCGAGCTTTGCATGAGCAGCTTGCGGGTGATTTCGGAACGTGCGGCAAGAGTTTTCGGGCGAAGCGATACAAGACCGAAGGTGACACCTGTCGGGTTTGCGGCGATGTCTTCCCCTACCCACTCAGCAGCGGGGCCAGTGAGCTGGCGCGGGATGTCGATATTGCCAACAAGACCGGAAAGCTCTGAAACAACGCTCATGAGGAAAGAGCGATTGCGGAGAAGGTCAATGAAGCTGGAGCTGAGCAAACTGGTTTGAATGCTGTTCGTGCCTGCGTTGACGTAACCCGATGCTGTCTGTGCGCCTGTGATGACGTTGCGCTGGCCAACAAGCGGCTGGAGCAATACGTCAGTCGGAATGACAGTGCCACGGGCGGAGCGATGCACCATTTGATCGGCTGCGGCGCGGCAAGCTTCGATCTCGAATGCTGCTTCGTCCATGAGCTTTCTGCGCTGATCCGGCTCACAACTGAGAGCGCGAAAAAGTTTGATAAAGCTGAAAGAACGAGCTTCTTTATCAGACAGGCCGATTGGCTTTGTGCCATCGACTACCGCTTTGTTTCGGCTGTCTAAATGGTCAACAAGAGCGGCGCGGAATTGCTCCACTGTCTGCCCTTTTTCAAGAGCGTCTTGAGCAAGGTCTGTGACTCCATACTGCTTACCAGCGGCGACGATGGAACGGACGCGCTCCTGCTCTGCTCTCACTGCCTCGGCAGGAGATTCAGAAACTTGAACACGGGACGGGGCTGTCTCAGCAGGCGCAGGAAGCGAACGCTGAAGCAGTGAGGAAAGCTCCTCGTCAGTGGCAGTCTCAGCGAATGAGACGTTAAGCTGGCGGAGCATGGCGGTGATTTGTGTGCGATTCATAATGTTTTTGTTTGTTGTCTTCTCAAAAAGGGATCGGCCTATGCCGACGGATATGTCAGCGGGAATGGTGACGATGGAAATTTCATAAGGTTCCCATCTATTGACGGTGTAAACGTCCGTGCCATTGTCCCGCTCTTCGGTTAGTTTAACCTCCTTAATGCGATACCCGACAGACACGTTGCGCAGGATTCCGGCCTGAACGTCGCGCCATATTTTTTCAGCATCATCGGATTCGGAGAAACGGACTACAGCTCGGCCTTTTCGATCTGCTCCAATACTCGCGGATTCAATGACACCTATGTAAGCATCATGGTCATGGTTAAAAAGTAGAGGCGCGCCTGTGCGGAGGCGGCTAAGGTCAACGGCTTCCATCGCGTGAGAAAGCACTTCGATCGTGCCAGGCCATCTCTCGTATTCGATCTCCGAGGAGAACGTCAACTCAACACTGCGCTCTTTTTCGTTCACGCTTGCGGGGTCGATCGTGATCGCACGCCGGAACACCGCGCCATCGTCGAGTGCGCTTTGTTTTGATTTCTGAGCTTTAGGCATGATGTTGTAAGCTACTGGTTTTTGGTTCTAAAAACGAGCGGGGTTTTGTCTTTTTCTCTACCGGTTGTCTTGTTTCTTTTCGATCATTCCCAGCCGGTGTGAAATGGATTCAATGGACGAATCGACACGGGCGGAATGCTTGTCGAACTCGCTGCGCGTTTGCTTGGTTTCTTTAGCTACTTCGGCTAGGATTTTGAGCGACTCCGTTTGCACTGCCTGCATTTTTTGCACATGCTCCATGTTAGACCGCATTTGCTTCATGTCTTCGGGAAGCGTTTTCAAAGGGGCGAAGAAAAGAACTGTGGTGAAGACTGCGCCGCCTATGCTGATAAGAAGAAGGACGGTATTGAGATTTGAACTATTGGCTCTAAAAGAGGGAGTCATCATGTATGGGGGAGTAGGATTTCGGCAATGGCAAGGCAGGCGGCGCGGCGTTTGGTGGGATCGAGCATCGCGGCGCGGTCGGAATCGTCATCGATGAATCCAAGCTCGATGAGAAAGCAGGGCTGAAAGCGCATGATGGCGAGGCTTCCGTGCTGGCTTTGGCTCTCGTTTTTTGCTCCACGGCTGCGGGTGCCAAGGGCCTTGCAAACAACGGCGTTCAGGGTGGTGGCATCTTGCTTGTTAGAGAGGCCGCGATAAAAGGTCTCCGTCCCGCGTGCTGTGCCGTTGTGAGCATTGCAATGGATGCTGAGCATGATCTCCCCATTGTAATGGCGTGCGATGTTGGCTCGCTCCCCTACTGGTGCGGGGTCTGCATGGTCGCGGCGGGTGCGTATGACTCTAGCTCCGCGCTCGCGCAAGATGCGGCGTAGCTCGTTGACGTAGTCCATTGCGATGTCTGCCTCGCGGACTCCATCGGAGACAGCACCCGGATCAAACAAGCCTGCGTCGCGGTTGCTCATGCCGTGGCCAGCGTCGAGGATGATGGTGGGGATGCTCATGTTACCAGTCGAGGGTTTCGATGAATGTTTCTAGGTTTTTCACTAAGACTTTTCGCCCGTCATTGCGCGAGCATTCCATTGGCCTCCGCCCGAAATTGCATTCATGCGCGTACCATTCGAGACCTGCGGCATCGGCGGATATTCGCTCTGCGACTCGCTCTGTGTAATGCTCTAGCGATGTGTAAATCGCACGCATGAGCCCGCAATCGGCAGTATCAAATAGCCGCGCTAGCTCTAAGACATGGTCTTCCACATCTAGGCAGTCACGCTGCCAGATTTCAAGGATGCGTTTGCGTTCGGTTGGTTTCATACGGTTAGGTTATCCACAATTAAATGGTCTAGCTCTTGTTTTACGATAGCAAACCATTCTGGCGATCCGTCGATTTGCGCGTGAGAATACGGCAAATAAATCAGAGGAATCAAAGTCGTACCTAGTGATGTCCTCATGTCATGCCCACACGGGATTGAGATGTTTTGACGGGCTCCTGTAACACGCTGGATGTTGCTCGGCACGGTAATTTTTGAGTTCTTAAACAACGCGCGAAACGCTACTGGTTGAGTCCAGTTCTTGCGCCATAGCCATGAAGGGCGATATACAGGATCGCAAGCAACCCAGAGATCCACTGCAATACCTAGCTTGTAGCACTCGCGTGCAAAATCACAAGCGGCTGCTTGCCCGTGGCTGTATGAAATCATTGCCACGTTGCGGATGCCTTGGCGGTTGATCTGGTAAGCGAGCTTTTTAATATCGGTCGTCCACTCGCGCGGCTGGTAGGTGGTGACGGTCTCTCCCGAGTATTTTCGGATGATGTCAAAATATAAATCCTCAGTACCAGTGCGCTGTGCATCTGACTCAGTAAAACCTGTAAACGTGACGATGGCTAGATTCATGGCTCAGTCTCAGTCACCGTTTGAGATGATGAGTTGGATGGCGGATAATGCTATCATAATTTTCCAGTTTAAATTGTGATCGCGACAGGTTGCGGCCATTCCCAGCCGTTTGTCGGTTGGCCTATCTTGTAAATATCTAGGTTCCCCCAACTGAAAAACATGCCTTGGAATTGGAAGTTGTCCATCGTGATAAGGTAAAGCTGAGACTGATTTCCTTCTGCTACGGGAATATACATAGGATGCGCGGCCATCCCGTGGCGTGATCCATCCGTCGGAGTCACCACGTCTGCCAATAGCGTCAGTGTTTCGGAATACGTGACAAAATTACTCGTGCCTGATTTTCCAGAAATAGCATACCAATTACCATCGAATCTATGCCATTTATTGCCTTCGTTTTGGTAAGTGGTTGAGTTTAGTAGTGTCCAGTTGATTAAATCGGTTGATTCTGCCGTTCTGAGAGTCCAAACATTCCCTGCATCAGTTTCGTTGTAGAGCATAATCCATTTGCCATCTGCCTTTTTCCTCAATGCTGGATCCCATTGATGAATTCTACCTGGCATGGTTATTTTTGTTCCGGCGAGGACATGCGTCCCGGTGAGAATGTTCTCCTTCACTCGGTAAATATGGTTTTTTATATCTAGCGCGACTGCTGACCCCCAGTCAGGGACTACTAAGACAAACTCTTTATTATCCCTATCATACACGAAACAACCACTATTCTCGCCGAATACATACTCATTGCCTCTTACTGTTCTTCTAAAGCTAAGACGCGATTCTAACTTTAACTTCTGGCTACGTAGATCAATCGACCAGACGCACAACCATGAGGCGCGGACTCTAATATATTCGTCTAAAATAGGATATGGATTTGTGGCGTTAGCTATAAAATAGTGTTTTCCATCTTTCACGTATGGCTCCCCGTCCTCATACGTTAATATGCTCGGGTTTGCTAAGCCTACGCCAAGTGGATACCCCATCCTGAAATTGGTTACTTTGATCGCTTCTGCTCCTGATTCTTTGTAGCAGAAAAACGAAGGGCGCATGTTCGCACGCTTAGTGGTTAAGCGAGGATCAACTACTGATTGATGCGCGTATGTAGCATGATAAACCCAACTCTGATTTTCTTTTCGAGTCCACACGCTCAAAGTCTCTCCGCTTACCCATACAGCTAATTCAAAAGCCCCATCCCACGTATATGAGATAGTGGCTTTAGTTCCCTCAGCTAATGAACCTCCTTTCGTGTAAATCTCGATGGTGCTAGTCGAACGGGTGTAAATAGCGAATAGCCGTTCTCCCGTTGTTGCATCGGTAGATGGGTTGTCCCCAAATACAAAGCCGACTCCTACGCGTGCATTTCCTGCTGTGCCTAGTTCGGTAATTTTTATCGAGGCAGTAACCCATGGTATTTTTGATACTGCGTTGCCTGCGCGGAACGTATCTGTTCCTAAATTCTTGGTATAGGTATATTCCCCACCGCCAATTTCCGTGACGCTTTCCCCTAGCCCTATCAATTTTCCACCATCGCCAATCGCCGTGAAATTGTCCTCGAAAATGATGGATTCCTCGTCGAGAGGTGACATAGGGCGCACTTTTCCGATACGCTTAAAGTCCGCGGCAGTTATGGCGGCAGGGTTAAGCGAGGTTGTGACGGGTAAAGTATTTTTGCCATGCGCCCTCATCACGCTAGGTACCTGCGCCTGATTCGGGAACTGCGTCGGATTTGTGCCGAGAGCGGCGGAGCTGGTGACAATACCAGAGTTTTGCTGAGTGCCGGAGAAGATATTGCCGCCTACGAGGTTGGATTTTGTGGCCGCTTTATTGGTCGCATCAGTTGCGGCGGCGGCGATTGCCGCAGATTGGGCTGCGTTTGCTTTGCTTGTCGCGTCGGCAAAAAAGATGTTCTTGATCGTCTGCCAGCTCAGCCATTTGAGGCTGCCAGAGTCTGCGCTGTCAGTGATGGTGATTTTGTCAGCGTTTGCTGGTGTTGTTTTTTCACTAGCCGCATTGATGCCCGTCGCCATGTTTGCACCAGTCACTTCTGCATCTGATCCGTTCACTCCGTCCCTGCCTTTTGGAATGGTGAGATTAAGGACTTGGGCAGGCGAAGTCCCTGAGATTGTCGCCGTTGCGGGGGTGTTAGCAGCACCAGTGGTCACTGTGCCGATGCTCAGCACGTTCGGAGGTCCAGCCGGACCGTTAGGGTAGCCCGGCTGCATCGTGTGGATTTCGATCGTGGACTGGTTGCCTCGCGATACGTCGGGAACCAGCGTCAGCTCAATTTCGCACACCGTCCGGATTTCTCCGGTCGTCGTGCTTTGAGCCTGAATGTCGCCGTAGTAAATTCGAGCAGGCGAATTCTCGGTGTCCTGCGGCACGACTTGGAAAGTGGCGCTTGATCCGGAAACTGTAATTCCAGCGCCGAGAGCTTTCTGGAAAAGCGCGAAACGGTCCGCGTCAGTGCGGTTTGCCTTGACCGTTAAAAGCAGCAACCACGAAACGTCAGGCTCAAACGACTGATTGTTCCAGATAAGGGGCACGGTGTGACTGGCGCTGTCACCTACATACTGTTTGAGATTGTTCATTCTGTTTGATCGATTGAGTTGCTAGGAGGGGGTAAGAAATTTTCAAGCCCGTTGAAGATCTCGCCAATCAGCGAGTCTGCGATGAGCGGGAATGATGCTTTCGCGATGGCTTTGGCCGTCTTCATCGGGATCATCCCGGCGGCGACTTGAGCCACAAGTTGATTGAGAGCCTGCACCTGTGCGCCGTTGAGCGCCGTTGCTTGAACGTTGCCAGAAGCTGCCACCTCCTCGGCAGAGCCAAGATCATCGGCCTCGTCTTGATCGGCAAGCGACGGTGAGAACGTCATCGGCGATCCGGGCATTGGATCAGGGGTAACTCCCAATGCCTCCATGTCGTCGTTTTCACGCTTGAACTCGCTCCAAACATCGGCCGAGTCTCTGCCGGAAGTCTCGCGTATCACTTCGGATCGAGTCTTGACGCGCATTGCAATCGCCTTTTCGTTCGCCGCCATTTCGGACTGCGGATCAATCCATCCCCACCGCCTGCCTTGGAAGGTGACGGCCATATATTTGCTCATGCGCTCAAATTTCAGAGGCTTTCCAACGACGGTGATCGCCTGAGCCAGTAAGGCGCGTTCTAGCCATTTCTCATACACCCAATCGCACCACTGCTCGATAACTACCTCTTGTAATCCCTTCCAAACTTCTCGCTCGTCAAGCGCACCTTGCCGGATAGATGAGAAATTTACAGAGGTCAAATCAGAGGCGAGGTTGTTATAGGAAACATTCAGGCCAGAGGAAACGCTGCGGAGAATCGACTTTGTGAACGGCTCAATCGACTGGTCTGGAAATTGAGGATTCCATGCTACAAACTCCCGATTTCCTATGTCTTCAAACGTTCCTGGCTCGCCGTCCATAGGAATGTCTTCATCTTGGTTGTCGCCGTCTGGATCGCGGAAGAATCCCATTTTTGCAGCCCCTACACGGGCATTCACAATGGCCGCATCTTCAAATCCTCCAAGCATCCTGAGTCTCCAAAGAGCTGTTCGCATCCACGACAAGCCGCGCTTTTGCCCGACGATCTCAGGCAGGAAAACATGGCAGACATTTTGAGCCGGCACGATGTCATAGGTTGCGCCTGTCGCGTGCTTGACATAGCCCATCATGCGCTCGTCCATCCTCCTGAAATAGTAATTCACGGGCGCGCCGTTCGTATCAAACTCGATTCCGTGCCTGATCGTGTTTCCGTTTCTTAGATCCTCGTATTGCGTCGGATCAAGCAAGTAAGGATCGACGATTTGCACGGCAAAGCCGAACTCGTTCAGGCTCGCCCCGTAGCGTGCGATGGCGATGAACTCCCCATCTTTTGGCAAAGTGGTTGCAATAAGCCGCTCGGCCGCCTGTCGGCTTATGCTCTTGGATACGTCAAAGACACCACGCTTGGAGAATCTTGTGAACGCCTCCTCGATTGCGCTGGAAGCCAGCACGTCAGGGCTTCCGCTCGGGTCTTTGATGTTTGCCATCAAGGTGAAGCCTTTCGGGCCAGCGATATTGTCGCGGCAAAGCTGAATGAATTTTTTTGCGTGGTCGTTATTCTCGGCCTGCTCCCGTGCGCGTGCGCACAGAGTTGCCCAGTGCTGATAGATCCACGAATCGACACTGGAAGGAGTTGTTACCCACGATTGCTCAAGCCGTCCTGTGCCTGTCGCCTTGAAGATCCGCTTCATCATGGCGGTTGTTTGATGAGTTGGCGTTCCCCCTGTCTTTTTCCGCTTATGGAATATGTTTGCGATGATTCCCATAATTTAGAAGCGCACTGAGATACGGTTTCCAAGGCTCGATCTGCTTGCTTGCAGTCGGTCTTCTTTGAGTTGTCGAGATTTCCAGAAGGAAAGGAGCTTCAAAAGCTCGTCTACGGAATAGCGCTCAAGCTCTCGATTGTTGATTTTGTAGCGACGCACACCTTCGCTGGCGTTTCCTGCCATCATAGCCTCGATCATCTCCACCATCTTGCGGGCGGACGTGCGTATGTCACCGACGGCAAGCGGTGATTCTAGGCTGATATTGCCCCGCCCCTCCACACTCACCACACCGTCATTGCTGGTTGCCCATGCTTGCCATGCGTAGCTGCCGCTCAGCCAGCTTGCGGTGCTTTCAGAGATAGAGAAAACATCGCTAAGCTTGCTGGCAGTGATGCTTTTTGACTCCGCGCCGCCAAAGCGAAAAACCACTTGAGAAGAGTTTTCGATTGTGATGCTGAGCTGTAGCGTCTCCCCTTGAATCATTTTACCAGTTGCCAATGAATGAATTTCGCCTGCGCGTTTGTCGCCTCTTGGGTGTATCCTCAGCGATTTGTGGCGCGGGGTCTAGCGGGGTTTTGTCCTTTTCTTCCTCGCTCTCTGGTGTGGCTGATTCCGTTTCTGCAATCTGCTTTGGTTCTTTTTTCATGCTTGCGTGCCTTTCTTGGTTTTTTCTCATCCTGAAAGCGATTTTATCGAACTGCGGTGAAGCCATAACAAGAGCGGCGAAGGCATACACGCGCATATCGAGAGCTTCGTTGCGCCGCCCGTTATCCTTTTTCCACTCGCGACGGGGAAATCCTTTGACGAATTTCGTCACCATTTTCTCAGCCGTGAGCTGCCGGAACCAATCCGGATCGCGCCCAACGGGAAAGTGACAATAGCCAGAGCCGGGCGAATCAATCTTGAGCCGCTTCATCACCACGCTCTTTGCGTTGTCAACGCCGACAATGTAGAGGTCAACTTTTCGCTTCATCTTGCCGGATTGCTTGCGATTTGGAGCTCCAACAATCGGCACGCCTTCGCCGCCGCGCCCTTTGATGGCAAAGACTCGGTCACCCTTGTGCCTCCTCACATATTCATAGACCGCCTGCGTGTTATGTCCGCCTGAGTCGATGAACGTGTAGCTCGCCGCTATCGGCTGGCCTGTCTCATGCCGGTATTGTTTGCGGACGAAATCCGTGAACGCATCCCACGGGCTTCCTTGGCTACCTTCGGGGATGTCTGGATCTCCGTTGAAAACTTTATGCCCAATGCTCCAAGATTCCTCTCCCGCGCCCCATGCCACGCACTCCGCTTCGATGCGGTCTGGCTGCGTGTCGGCTCCAATCGTCAAAAACAATCCACGCGCTGGAACTGGCGCGGCGTAGCTTTCTACCCGCTCCATAAGCTCATGCTCTGTCACTTGCTCCGCCGCCTCTTCCCATGTTTCGCCAAGGCTGGTATTCACGAAGACCTGAAGCCTCTGCGGATTCCCCTTTGCCTCTAGGAAGTCCTGAACGGTTTCGCCAACTGATTTCCAAGGGCTGTAAAGCTCGCTCAAGTGAAACCCTGCTTTGCCGTTGAATGGTGCGGTGGCAACCCATTTCCCTTTTCGCACCGCCGCATTCTTCTGCGCGTTGCTGTATTCCTTAGAGCATGACGGGCAAATGAATCTTGAGGTGCTAGGTAGTCCAGATTCCCATTTCACATTTCCCCAGTTGATGGCATGGAAATGCCCACACTGAGGGCATGGGATTTGGTAATGCCGTTTGTCTGTTTCGTCCCATGCCGTCTCGATTCTCGACATGCCTTTGACGGTCGGAGTCGAGACCATGATGACCTTCCGATTCCAGAAAGTCGTCGTCCGCTTGATCGCCAAGCCGATGGGGTCGCCTTCTGTGCCTGCGCTGTGCGGCATACGGTCAACCTCGTCGAAAAGCACCACTCGAATCGGCCTACCTGCCAGAGCTGAGGGCGCGTTTGCTCCCACCATCGTAAGCCTTCCCCCCGGAAAGGATTTGTGGAGGATTCGGTTGTTGGAGTCTCGGCTTTTCGGGTCTGCCACTTTGCCCTTGAGGGCTGGCGTATCTCTCAGCATCGGGGCGACGCGGTCTTTCGAGAAAGTCTCGGCCATGCTTAGGTCCGGCTGAACGACAAGAATCGGACAAGGATCGTAATCAATATGATAGCCGATGGTGTTGAGAATCACTTCCGATTTTCCCACCTGCGCTGAACTCATGATGACGACTTTTTCAACGTCGGGATCATTGGCTGCATCCATCATTTCACGCTGATACTCGGCGCGTGACGTGTCCCATTGTCCAGGCTCTGAACTAGCTTCGGGTGACAGCTTTCGAGAGCTGTCACTCCACTGGCTGCACGTCCACTTCGGCGGAGGTGTCCAGTTCAGCACGATGCGCCTGAACGTATCGGTCGGTAACGAGTGCGGGATCATAGGAGGCTAGTTCATTGAGAGCCTCGGTGATGGCTGTCTCGATTTCAATTTCAATGGTAGGCAGTTTTTCCTGTTCTTGCAACCTCGGTGCAAGCTTCTTGGGCATGGCTAGCAGCTTCGCACGGCAAGCAAGAAGGTGGTCTGTCCAGACAAGTTCCACCGCCTTAGCTTCATGCACGGTGCCTTTCAGAATTGCCGCCTGCATCTCTGCTATGTCGGCCTTAGCTTTTGTAAGGCGTGTTCTCTCGGCGTTCCAGTCGCCTTTCTCATCGCCGTTGTCCCATTGGTTCACGCGCCGCTCTTGCAGGTGCTTAATGTAGCCCTTGATAGACGGCCAGAGCTCGTACTTGCCCCGCTCTGCTTTTACGATTATCCCGTCTTTTGCTAGCTTTTGCGTCCACACCGTCGTCAAGTTAAATAGCTTTGACAGCGTGGCAACGTCTACGGTTGGGGATTTTGCGTCGGCGCTCATGGTGCAGGCGGTTGGAGCGGTGAGGTCGGAGTCGAACCGCCCTCTTCCGGCTGGGAGCCGGACGCATGGCCACCCATGCTGTCACCGCGTTTTGTTGGCTTGCCAAGATACATGCCAGCACCGCGTCGCTGAATCTCGCTAAACGGTAGAACGGGAACGGTCAAGCGAGAACGCGCGGCGGGGTTCAGGAAGTAGATGTAGCGGAGCATAAAACCGGGCAGCCTCTTCCATGTTGAGACTTCAGCCGCGAATCCTTTGTGATATGCAGCCATTGTTGCCATTGTTTCTCCGGTTCGTGGGTCCACAACCATTTCGCTATTAGGCTTTATCCCAGTAAGCATAAAACCGCTCGCTCGGTAGATCGTGCCGTCGCCGCATTGCGTCCCGTCAGCGAATGAAATCACCCACTCGAGGTGCGGGTATGCCTTGCGGATCATACGCATCGCGACGGCAATCGCCCGGCTCTCGGAGTTGCGCGGCAACCAGTCGGCAAACGCCATACGGTTCAACTCGATGAATCCGTTCCACACGGTCCCGGACACAAGCGGCTGGATCAAATCCTTACGCATTGACGGCCCAAACTGCATCGCTCCTCCGCATCGACCGTTAAGGAACACGCCGAAATGGAGCTGCGAGTTTGGAACAACCTTGCCGCTGTAGTGGCATGACTTGACCACTCGGTCAGCGTCTGCCCGGCTGATTGGCTTAACGATGATTTCTTTTGCCTTCATGGATTGGCACGGTTGAAGGATTGGCAAATGAACGCCAGCGCGTTGCCGTTACTGTTCTCGTTCACGCCGGATTTGCCGTGACCCATTTCCTTTGCCTTTGCAATGGCGGCGTCAACGTCTTCAGCCTGCTCGTCGTGGAGGGTAAACGTTTTTTGCTGGAACGGATGCTTGTCACCATCGGCAAGCTGGGGCATGTCGCCTTCCTTAACGTCAAATTGTCCGAGCATGGTTTCCAGCTCATCCTCCGAAAATCCCGTCAGCCCGATGTCAAACCCGTCGTCATCCCGTAGCCCGACCAATTCGATTTTCAACAACGCATCATCCCACCCCGCGTTCAGCGCCAGCTTGTTGTCGGCTATCACATAGGCTCGCTTCTGCGCGTCGGTCAGGTAGCCGAGGCGGATGCACGGAACCTCGGCGAGGCCGAGCTTGCGGGCAGCGAGCACCCGACCGTGGCCAGCGATAATGTCGTTGTCCGATCCGATCAGCACCGGGTTCGTGAATCCGAACTCGCGGATGCTCGCCGCGATCTGTGCCGTTTGTTCGTCGCTGTGAGTGCGGCTATTCCTAGCGTATGGGATCAATACCTCAATAGGAAGATAC